CATCCGCTGCCGCAGCCGCTGCCGCAGCCCATGTCGCAGACCGTGCCGCAGACCGTGCCACATCCTCTGCCACAGGCCATTCCGCACCCGCTGCCGCAGCCGCTGCCGCAGCCCATGCCGCAGCCCATGCCGCAGACCGTGCCGCAGACCGTGCCGCAGCCCATGCCGCACGCAACTCATTGTCCGTTGCGTTGCCGTGAGCATACCGTTCCACAACCTCCAGCGCAGCAAGCGAGCGCGGATCATTAAGCAAGTCGCCTGTTTTCCGTCCATCTGGCAGCGGAGTGTTTCGCGCGCACCAGACCGCAAACAACCGCAAAGTCTTCCGCTCAACTTTTACCTCTAATTTTCCCAACGCCCAGAGCAGCCAATCTGCTCTTGGACAATTATCCCAAGCCTCGGCTGTCGTCGCTTGCGCCAAAACATAGGTTTGCCCTTCTTCGCACGGTTTAGTTTTTTCGCAGAACTGTTCCGGTGTGGGCGTGTTCATTTCGAGTCCTCAATTGCGTCGAGGGCGGCGCGAGCCTCGTCCATCGTCGCCTGCCATTGCGTGCGCCGTCGTTCCAGCGGCGCACCGTTTTGCTCATCCACGAGGTTTTGCAGGCATGCGCGAAGTTCCTCGGCGCGTGCAAACTGCTCATGAAACGCCGCGTCCGACAGCCGCTGCGACTCTATGAGCTGGTCGCACCGAGAGCGGAGCCGGTCGCGCTCGGAATCGGTTAGGGGTGTATTCATGTTTTCGCCTCCAGCCGATCCGCGCGCTCGATGAGTTCCGCCGCCTCGACTCGCAGTTGCTGCGCCTCGGTGTCCGGGAGTAACTTCCGCAACTCCGCAAACGCTTCCTCGATGGTTTTGCCCTGGCCAATCTTGTATCGGCATTTTTTCGCGCTCCAGGCGCAGGCTTGGATCAAGTTGTTGGATATCGAAATTTCCAGCTCGCAGATGCCGGTTTGGTCAAGTTTTCCAATTTCCTGACGGATGAATTCCTGAGTCTCGGCGATCACGCGGCACCTCCTTTTTCGACCAAGACGAGCTCGGTCTGTGGCGAGTTCACGACTGCCTCTGATTGGTCTTTGTAGCTGGTCGTGTATTTGATTTTTACATACACGGTTGGCGTCGTCGAAAGGGAATCCCACTCGATGGAAAATCCCACCTTGGCATTCGGCTCCACTGAGTCCTCGTCGTAAATAAATCCAGCCGCGGCCGCTCCGGTAATTTGATCGAAATGCTGCCGGAGCATCTCGGAAACTTGAGCCGTCGCCGACTCGATGATTTTGGATTTGATCACTGTTTTTTCGTTAATCATTTTGATTCGTGTTTAGTTTTGCTGGATCGACTCGCTTAGATTGCGTGTCACTTTTTCCGAAAGCGGAGTGACATTGCGCTCCTCGGGAAAGTCGCGAACCTCCTCGACGGTACGCAAGCCCTTGAGCACGTCGCCGAACACGTCGCGAAGCACGAAGCCTCGCGCGCGGAACTTGAGCATCCGGCGCGGGTATTCCGTCCACGTTCCGCTTTTTCCCCAGAGCTTCGCGAGCTTCGCGTCCGCGACCGTGAACGTCTCTGAACCTTTGGATCCGTCCGTGCGTACCGCGGTAACCTTGATGCCGAACGTGTCCTTGCCTGCCTCGCCCACCTCGTCCTCGGCAAATGACTGGAGCAGACCGGATGCGCGCACCAGAGCAAGCGCCGCGTCACCGGAGATTGTGGGTCTCCCGTTGATGACTGCGGTGTTCTGCAATGAGGCCATCGGCATGAGCCCAATCTCGGCCCCTAGCTGGATCGCAATCAGGATCGCCTCCGGTTTCTCCATTCCTCGCGGTGCAAATCCTGAGATCGCAACCGCATTCGCAAACCGGAATGCATCTTCCAAGCTCGCAAGTTTCACGCCCTGATTTCCGAAATCAATCGGCGCTTTAATAATCTGACCAGCGGTTTTCTGCACCGCGATTTCTTCGTTTTTTACGTTATCGGTATTCATGTTGTTTCGTTTGCCTCGCGCCGGAGTCGTTGCCGGTGCGAGGTTTTTCCTGAGCAAAATTAGAACGGCAGATTGTCGTCTGCGTCCGCGGTTGGATTCATTACCAACGTCGCGACGGTCGAGACCGGAGCGGCCGCACCGAGCCGATGGTGCAGCGTCCTGGCTGCGTTCAGCAGCTGGAGATCCTCCGATCGCGGCGGGAACGGTGTCCCGTCGTTCCGCAGCTGTTGCGGCTTGTCCGATGCGTACCACTCGAGAGATTTTGCCGAAAGCGTGCCGAGCTCGCGGCCTTTGTTTTTCCCAAAGTGGATCTGGAAATGCTGCGCATCCGGGACAATTTGGGACGGCATGGGTATCAACACCGGCCCCGGTGCCGCAATGGCCTTAATTTGGGCAGGAATGGCAGGTTGGCGCGCATCCAGCGATGCCTTGATGCCGTCGATTGCGGCCATTAGTTGGTTAAACTGTTCTGTCGTCATTTTTTTCCTTTTTTCGGTTGTCGGGTAGCCGGACCGCGTGTTTTGCGGCCAGCTTGAAAATCTGTCGCGGCAGGACACCGAGCGCCGTCGCGATCTCGGTGCCTCCGAGTTTTCCCTCGATGATCATCTCGATCGCTTTCTCGCGGATCTCCGCGGACATCCGCGGTGCGTGCTCGCGGTGCACCTGCTCCCGAGGGAGTGTGCCGCCGCCCTCGCGCATCAGCCGAGCGGCGTGTCGCTCGACGAGGCTGAGACACCGGCCGGCGGTGCTGTTGTCGTTGATCATTTTCAAATTATTACAGGAAATGATGTCATTTTCCCGTCGACAACATTGAGTTGCAACCGCGATGCCGTTTTGCCCTCGCGGGTCAGATTCCATGCTTTTATGACCAAAGCCATCATAAGCGCTTTTGTTAGCTTTAAAGTTGCCATCGAGTTAGCCAATAGCCTCTCCCTTAGGAGATAAGCCGGATCTTTTTGCAAAATTCCTGCGCCGGAGATGACTTTCGACATAAATATCTCCGTCAAAAGGGTATCTTTTTTCGAAAATAAATAATGACACGAATCCATAACGGAAGGCAGCAGCAAAGATTTACACGATTTTGATAGGATTAACGATTTTCGGACATCTGGATATTTCTGGAGCAGACCTTCAATTTCAGAATTTGAGTAACTCCTGCTTTTTTCGACTGCGCCGGTGCAGTATTTATCGATCAAAATTAATGCCGCCGACATCCGGCACGCATTCTTTTCACCGAGACAGCCGAGCGTATCGCCGTTTGACCGTCTTTTTCCTACGTCGATGGTGTTAAACACAGCCTTGCTCAGACCATAAATGACCCAGCTTTGGATCGTGATTCCGGTCCGTAAGACTGCGAGCAGTCTGTGCTGCCCGTCGATAATAATTCCCTCATCCGTCACTCGAATGGCATCTCCATTAATTTTCCATCTCCCTTCCCGCATTTCTTTTGCGAGGAATTGAAGATTTTCCTCCGTAACTTTTCTGTTTTCGTTTTTTTTCATCATTTCTTGAGCGATTTGTGGAGTAATTGTTTCAAGCTTGGCTTTCATTTTTATGAGTTGTTGTCGTTTTTTCGTTGTTCATTTTTCAAATAATTTGAAAAAAATTATTCCTAGTTTCCCGAACACTTGGCAGCACCAGAACCGGCGCCGGCGCGAGTCTATCGCGCGATGGCGCACCTGGATAAATTCCCGCGCGCTGGCGGGCGTTTCGATGTGGTTCATTTTTTAAAGATTTTTTCGACATTTCTTTTTGCCCCGGCGATCTGGTGCGGAGTGCATCCCGCACCGATCTTTGCTGCGAGCCGAATTGCCCGATTTCTCTGCAGCTGATCCGGCGCGAGCAGCGCGAGGGCGAGGGCGTGCGTAAGCGCGGCCGTCGCGAGGAGCGGATGCCGGAGGAGGCACTCGCAGTCTATTGCGGCCATAGCCGCGTAGGTTAGCTTTTTCACTTGGCCTCGTCGCAGTTGTACCAGCGCTTCACCGCCAAACCCGCCTTTTTAGCTGCCTCCGTGGCGGCCTTGAGGCTTTCGTGAGTTGTAACGCCCAAGGGCGCCGGAAATTCGAGTGTCCAATAAGACCCGACCTTGTATATCCCTCCGACAGGTTTGGCGGTCATGACGCACCTCCGACCGTCGCCACCGGCTGCTTGCCGTACTGAGAGCGGAACTTTGCGCTGACCTCGGCGTCCTGCGCCGAGGTGAGGCTGACGAACGTTTCGCCAGCCGTTTTGCGAAAGGTCTCTCCGGCCGAGACCTCGGTCAGGAACCACGCAGACGATCCGCGCACCATCTGCGCAGTTGATGTGATCCGCGTATATTTGTACGCGTTAGCGACTGAACCGCCGGAATTCGCCGTCGCCGTCGCGCCGGAGCGCGAGCCTTTGGCGAGTCCGAGTCTTTGCAGTTGCGCTTCCGCCTGATGAGCGCACTCGAGCAGTGAGTGACAACTGCGGAAGGTGTGCGCCGTTGCCTTGCCATTCGCTTTCGTGAGCGCGGCCGTGATGGCCGATCCCGATTTGGCTGACATGTTGATCTTGATTTTCATTTTGGTTTTGCGAGCCTCGGGGTTATTTCCCTCCGACGTCCTCACCGATACGCAAGCCGTTGCGTATGTCGACAAAAATCTTCAACTTTTTTTCACGCGGCTTTTTTTGCCGCGACTCGAGCCCACCGGACGAGCACCGCGGCGCGCGCCTGGTCCGCGGTCCGCGCCTTGCATTTTCCGACGCCAGCGCGGCCGCCCATCCGGCCAAACCTCGCCGCTGCCGAGTTCTTTTTTTCGGTCGTTGATTTCATCGGCCGCTGTTTACGCGAGCCGTTGCGTATCGTCAAAGAGTTTTGAGCGTATCAATTTTATGAATACATCGCGCCGTCCGCGTGTATTATGTTTTTGGATACATCACTCAAACGACGACCGCAAGTTTGCGACTGTTGCCGTTTGCATCGGTTACCGTGATGTAACCGGTCACCGATAAACCGCCGGATGCCGTAAATGTTCCGAATTTGAGATCCGTGCATTCGAGCAGTCCCGTTGAGCCAGTTATGTTGATGGTTCGGATTGAAGGGGCAGCCCCAGAATACACCTCGAGCTGACCACCTAGACTGCCTTTCCCAGTCATCACGATCGACGGAAGACCTGCTGAAATACACGCAATTTCACCGAAATTTCCCTCAGCGTAAACTGAGCCTGGAGTCGCAGATGTTCCGGCAATAATGTCGGTTGTGAAAAAACGTGTTGTTGCGGTAATGACATCGATGCTCGCCGCTGGTGAGTAAAAGCGAGTCGTTGCGGTAATGACATCGATGCTCGCCGCTGGTGAGTAAAAGCGAGTCGTTGCGGTAATGACCGCAGCCGATATCCCGCCATCAACCGAGAGTCCGCCCGACGCGATCACTCCGCTGCCTACGCAGAGGAAGCCCGACCCCATCGACATCGAGCCGACTGCGTTGACGTTCCCCGTAACCGAGACGTTGCCCGTTGCGGTGATGTTTCCGGTTACCGAGACGCTCCCGCCGAAAGAGCTGGAGCCCGATGATTTGACATTTCCGAAAGAAACTAAATCGGCGAGACCTAGACCAAGATTCGTGCGCGCATTTTGCGCGGTGTTCGCATTCGTTCCGCCCGAGCCTATTCCCAACGTGCCGGTCACCGACGTGCTGAGACTCACATCTGTAATTGCGCCGCTCAACGTGAGCGTTCCGGCCGTCGTGACGATGCCCGAAAGCGTGATGCCGTTGACGGTGCCCGTGCCCGAAACCGAGATCACCGTGCCGCTACCGCCTCCGCTGCCGGTGGTCCAGACGACGTCGGTTGCGCCGTCGTTTAACGCGAGATATTTGGTCGCGTTGCCGGAGTAAAGCGGGAGCAGGTTTTCTATCGCGTCGCCCGTCGTCGAGGCTCCGGTGCCGCCATTTCCGACGGCAAGATCACCGGCTGGATAGCGCCATACCGTGTTGAGGTTTGTCCCATCCGTCACGAATGTTGAGACCGTTCCATTGCGATCCACAGACCGGATCCAGAGGTATTCACCTATAAGCAAAATCGAGCCGGTGATGATCGTCGGATCAACGACGCGCGATGATCCGCTGACTGTAGGTGAAATAGTGATACTTGAAGTGTGCGTCTTACAATCATACCCGACGACATTTGCTCCGACGACTGCATCCCAGCTCGATCTTGCGGAAGCCATCGCGACTTCGCCCTGGTAAATCACGGATCCATCAAATCCAGCCGAGTCTCCAGCGTAGTGCGTGATCGAGGCAGTGATCACGCTCGGCGGCGCAACCGGAGCCGCAATGGTTTGCTGCATCGTCACGCTTATCGCACTCGGTACGTTGTATGTGGATACCGCGCGCGCTGCGAAATCGTACACCTCTCCGACGGAAAGATCGTCAATTTGAAAGCTCACGCCTCCGCTGTAGAGCACGGTGCCGATCAAATAATTTGTCGCGCTGGATCGCTTGTAAATCATTTCGAGCGATGCCCCCAGAGTAGGCATTGCCGGCGCCGTCATCGCGACGCGACCGAGAGCGGTGCCGTCGCTCGCGACGTAAGGGCTCTGGGAAATGAAGCTCGGCGCGTTCGGAGTATTCGGCGGAGTGCCGTCGTAAGTGCCGCCGACCGTCGTCGGGATCGCCTGCACGTAAGTCGCAAACCCGCTGACATTCTCGAGAGCGTCGTAAGCGTTGACCCAATAAAAATACGTCGTGCCAATTGTCACCTCGGTATCGACGAATCGCGACGCGCGCACCTCGGCAATTTTGCTGGTGTTCGCGTTGTCCGGCGTGGTTGAGGTTAGGCTCCGGTACACGCCGTACTCTGAAAAATCCGGCTCCGTGTTGTCGCTCCAATCGAGCGACACCGCTTTGCCCGTGCCGACGCTTGCCGTCAGCGAGGTCGGCGTTGCGGGAGCGGTCGTGTCTTTCGCGACAAGCACGCTCGCCGTTAGGTAGCTGGTCGCGATCTGAAAATAGGGTTCGCCAAAAATTCTGACGTTGTACGTCAGCCCGATTTTCACGTCGGAAGAAATGAAATCCAACGTCTGATCTCCGCCGACTTTCGACCAGGTAAGGTAAGTCGTCGCCGTGCTTTGCTTGTATTCGATAACGACCACGCCCCCGGATTGCACAAACTCGTTCGCGGGAGCACTCCAGGAAACCTGTATCCGCGGAATCGCGGTACCGTCAGCCTGGACCAGCTGCGTCGTGCCGTCGGCAGTAAGCGCCAGCGCAGTCGGTGCGGCCACGGAAAACGGATTCGGCAGCGTCGTCGTCGGTGTCGTGTCCACCACGATCTCATCGTCCGTGCTCCAGTCGTACACGCTAGAAGCTGTCTCTTTGAGCGTCATCTCAATCGCCAGCTGCGGTGGTTCTCCGCTTGCAACGAAGGTCCATCCGAGAACCTCAAACACCTTTGAACTCCAGCCGAATTTCGCGTTGGTCACCATCACCGTGTCGCCTGCGCGCAACTGCATTGCGTCGAGTCGGAATCGAGCGCCGAGCGTGATTTCCTGACGCGCCCGGAAAAGCTCGATGCGCGCGATGCGTTGCGCGGCGCTACTGCTGGTCGTCATCGGCAATGCCACGTCCCGCCAGAATTTCACCGAGTTGTCCTGGCTCACATACGTCGTCGAGGTTTGCGACGGAAAATCAGTTGGCTGCCATTCGCTTTTCGACGAAACGAAAACACCTTTGACCGAGTTGACGCGATCCCTCGAGCTGACCTTTGTCTGTATGTTCACCGGCCCCACAAAGTCGCTTTCGTCGAGCGTGATTGTCGGGATCCGGTAGCCGGCCGCGTACGGGACAATGGCCCCGCCAGAGTAGGCGATAAGACCACCCATTGCGGTAAGCAGCTTGCCGATATTTTCGTCCGGTGACGAGCTTGTGAACAGCACTCCATTCGTCTCGTACCGGTTTTCGTTCGTCGCTGGAGATGTCACCGGCTTCACCTCGACTTGTTCGTCGCAGACGTTCGCGGCCGCGGTGAATGCCGTGTTGTCAATCTCGCTCGAGTCCATGCCGAGACCGTAGGTCGCATCCATGAGGTAATCGCGCAGGCACAGCGCCGAGTTTGCGCTGTACGCGGTGCCTAAAGTGCGCGGATCGTAAACTTTTTTTCCCTTCACGATCGCGGAAATATTCGGAATTCCGCCAACCCAAATTTGCTCCGACCACAGAAGCCTGACGTAAATGTAAGCGATGCCGCGGAGCCGATGCGCTGCGGTCCATTTTCCGTTTGTGAGCGCGGAGGTTGCACTCACCAAATTTGTTTCAACGGTTTGCGTCGATGCACCGAGCTTTTTGTAGATTTCAGCGTAGCCGGTAAACCGTCCGCTGGCCGAGCTTCCTCCCCCGGTCAATGCAAGTTCGTCGTTAAAATACACGTCGCCGATTTCTTCGACCTCGTGGCCGGCCAGCGCGATAACCAAGTGCAAAAATTCGTTTTTAGTCCCGGTCGTGGAAATGTAAACCATCACCCCGGAGACTCTCGTTTGCCCGTAAATGATCTGACGAGCCGCAATCGGAGATCGGACCATCTGCGTGCGATCCGAGAGCGAAGCATCTGAAAAGCTCGGCTGTTTCGGCGAGAGCAGCTTATTCGCTCCCATGCTTGCGGCCGTGATCGCAACGAACTGTACGACGGCCGCAACCGCCATTGCGACCTTGACGGAGATCGCAACTTTCAGAGCGAGAGTTGCCTTTAGGATTACCTCAGCAATTGCAAGTTGTGGCATGGTTAAAATCTCCAGCAGACGATATCGCGCTCGCCCTGCACCTGCACGAAACCCAGTCCGCGCTCGGTTACAAATGCGCCCAGGGCGCCGATGCAAACGCCGAGCAAAGGACCGTCCTCGGAATCTCGAGCCACGATGTCCCCGCGCTGCGCGTGCGACGGCGTCACAACGATCATTCCTTCGCGTTCTGCGGCCTTTCGGAAGACGCCTAGCACTCCGCCCTCATCTTTCAAAATGCGTGCCGCGGATAGAGCGGAATCGTATCGGCCGCGATAATTGGTCGCGATGTCGCGGCCCGTTGCCTCGCGGATCCAATCGGCAGCAAATAAACAGCAATCGTGCTCGCCCCAGGCGAACGGCCGGCCGCGGCGCGCCTCGATGAAGGAAACCAGCAGTTTCGGCCATTGATCGGATCGCGTCATTCGTAATCCATGACGGATGTCTTCGATCCGGCATCCCAATTGGTTGCCTGAGTTTGGTTCGGGTTGCCCCAGTAAATGGCTTTTTCTTGGATGTCATTCACGAACTCAAGACCGAGATCCGGCAGCGTGATCGAAGCGTAAGTCGGGTAAAAAGTTTGCTGGTCCTCGTCGGTATAACGCACCTCCCGCGGCCTCTTAAAATCCATCAGACGAGATTCGGCCGTCATCGTGATGTCGGCGCTTTGTCCATCGTCTGAAATTTGCATGACATCCATGCGTCCCGAGAACACGGTGACCGGTGACGAGACGAGCGTGCCGGCAGTCGGTGAGAGCGTCCCAAAGAGGATCGCGCAGGTCCGGCCTTGGTACTGTTCGGTCAATGCGATCGCGACGTTCGCGGTCGGCACCCCAGAGATTTGCATCGAAATGCCGCGTGCCGCCAGATCGGTCGTCTCCTCGACCTGCGAGATGTTGCCAAAGGTTCCGAGCCCGAGGTAGGTGACGCCTCCGCTCGAGATGTTGCCGTATCCGGTCCAGAGATACACCGGAGTCGAAAATTGCAGGCTCGCCAGCAGCACCGGGGAAAGTTGCGACGCCGTGACATCCGAAACCATGTTGGCCGAGAGACCGCGGCCGGCGCTTGTGATGCTCATGTTTCGACGTCCTCGACGATTCCAAATGCAATGCCGTAAATTCCCGCGAGCTCGATTGACCAGTCTGTTTTTGGATCAGCCAAACGGAAGACGCCTTTTGCGTTGGTTTTCGTGATCGGCGTTGATCCCGCGTAAGACTTTCTCAGCGCAGGAAATACTTCGACCTCGCTGGATGAAGTCGCGATGATGACCTTGTAAAGCGAGGTCGATATTTGCAGCCAGTCGCCGACTGCGAAACTTCCTGTCGCTCCAGAAATCCCAAGCGTTGACGTGTTCGCGGTCGCAGTGTTGACGGTGAGCGAGCCCGTCACGGCACCTCGAGGACTTGGATTGGCGTAGTCTTGAAAATAAAACGTGCCGCGCTGCGCCGCCAGCAGGAAGCCAACGATCTCTTCGGCGTCTGCGCGGATCATGGGTGGGCATTCAATCGAGCCCATCCACGCCTGGCCGCTCCAATTGTACTGCTGCGTCTGAAATGTGAACGGCGAGATGTTCCGCGACGTCGCAGACATCCCCGTCAGATTCAATTTTGCGACCCTAAACGGAGACGGAGGAGTGAGAGGGTAGGTGATAGCCATAAGCGTCTAGAATCTCAAGCAAAGGCGGTCCGGTACGCGCCTCCGCGCCGTACCATGTCAGGGATCTCGGCCTTGAGCCGCTTGCGCTCGGATTCAAGGATCGGGACAAGCTCGGCGCGGCTGACGCCGGATGCGATGTTGTAGTTGACGGTCACGCTGGATCCGCTGCTGCCGCTGCTGCCCCTTGCGCCGTTCGGCACGATGCTGCCGGAGGAGCTGGGCACGAATAGCTCTGGGCCGCGCTCACCGACCATGTACGGTGTGCCGGCCGAGACCGGACCGCCGCCAGCGCGACCGAGGAGCTTGTTCACGAAGTCTCCAGTAATGCCGGCAAACGGCGCCGTCACGGCCTGTCGAAAGAAAAGTCGCATAAGATCTTGAGCGAGCGAGCGCAACGTGTCCCCTAGTTTTGCACCGGCGAAAATCGCATCCTCAAAAGACGATGCAATCACTTGGCCGGCATCTCGCCCAAGCTGCTTTTGCTTTTCAAGAAGCGGATTGAGTTGAGCGGTGACCGCGGCCTGCTCTTTCAGTTTTTTCAGTAAATCTTCCTGAGCGAATCCTGAGGAAATATCGCCCTCGTTTTTAGCCATCAGAGCGGATCTCGCGGCTGTTATTTGGTAGGTTAAAACCTCATAGCGTGAGGATAGACCAGCGATCAAATCCGTTTGACTGAGTCCGATGCGCTGTGATTCCGGCAGAACTTTATTGAGCTCTTCCTGCGCGACTTTGATCTGCTTTTCCAAATCTATAGATGTCTTTTGCGCGTCGATGTATGCTTCAACTCCCTGCTTTCGGAGCAAGAAACCTTTGACCGGATCCGATGCGATAAACGCTTCGTTAGCCTTGTTGAAAAGATCCATCGACTCAGCAAGTTTCAGATCCCCAATTTCTCCGGCGCTCATGCCAAGCCTTTCTAATTCTGCACCTAGCTTTGCCGTTTGATCGACTGCGGACTCAATCTCTTTTTTAGCTTTTTCAAATTTAAATGCGGCGATCGTCGCTTCAATTTTGGCTGGGTCAATCGGATCAAATATTCCTTTGATTTGAAAGCCTAACGCCGAGAGCGCTAGCGGAATTTTAGTGAAGAAATTGAGCACTCCCTCAACCGCTGATTCCATTCGGATCGCGTTCGCAATTTGATCGCGATCAAATCCCATTTCGTCGCCGGTCATTGCGACTTTTTCAAGTCGCTGTTTCATCATGTTGAGCGCGCCGAGAACAGCCTCGCCGCCGAAAGCGAGCTTCGTGATTTTTGCGATACTCTTCGTAGACTGCTCCAGCTTGCCGAGAGAGTTCTGCACGCCAGCAAACGCGGCCTTGGTCGCGTCAACCGCTCGGAGAGTAAATGTTGCGCTAGCCATGTTTTTTATTCACCGAGTTTTGATACTGAAAATAGACCATCCAACCGTTCATTTCCTGTATCGGCATTTCAAGTACTTCGTGTGCAAATTTGCCGAGTCTTTCGGCAAGTCCGTACACTGCGAGGAAGTCGCCAGCTTCTTCGCGAAAGATTAGTTTTTTAGCTCGTCCACCTTTGGCGCGTCCTCCGAGAGAATTGCATTTGCCAGGCGTCCGATGACATTTGAATCGGCTTTGTTCAGCAGCGTAATTTTGTTGTCGATCGTGAATAGCTTTTCCCCGTTCTCATCGGTCGCCTTCATGATTATGATGTCCACCAGCAGCTCCATTTCCGAGGCCTGTCTCTTTTTGTAGAGTCTGCTTTTTTCAGAGAGAGTAACCGGAGCGGAGAACACCGTGAGTTTCCACTCCGGCACCTCGATGCGTTTGGTGCCGAGTGAGGCGAAGTGATCGCGAACAAGATCGATTGCAGATGAAGCCATGAGTCACCTCAGACTGTCAAAGTCGAGAGAGCTCCGTTTCCTTCGATCGTGATTGAGCCATCGATCATGCCGTCAAAACTGCCGGTCACGTCGAACTTGGTGACAATGCCTCCACCCGAGTAGTAGGTCGTCGCGGCCGCAATGCCGGCCAGGTACAAATTAGCGGTGACGGACGAGCCAACGGTGCAAAGAATTTGCCCGGCGTCGGCAAGATCCCAGTACACATCACCGCTCAGAGCCCACGTTTTGAGAGTGGCTTTGCGCGTCCGCGATAGATCTCCGATCACCGTGTCCTCGACGACGTCGGAACTCGAGCTGAGGCTGTAGTTTCTTAACTCGCCTACGGTAGTTGAAGTGAACTTGAGTGTGCCTTCGCGGCCGAGATGGTTTGCCATGTTAATCTGTGGTTAGGTAAATGCAGTTGAATGTGTGCCTCGCGGTGCCCCAGCGGCGTTCTTCGTCTGGCTCAATACTATAGGCTACGTTTGTTAAATGAAGATCTCGGCAAACCCCGTTCAGCGTTACGTCGGCGAGCACCGCGGCCTCGACTGCTGCGCTGCCGATGTCGAAAAGGTCATCAATTATCGTCGTCGATCCGGCCACTTCTCCGGTGAAATAATCCACTTGAACCTGGAGCTGTCGGTATTGCGTCCGGTTATTAGGAGCCAGCGACCGGACTTCGATATCCTCGTTGATCGCGTAAACCGCGCACGCCGGGAAGCTCGTTGACGAGATCGTGTTATTGCGACCGCGTATCAAGTTAGCGGTTACGCATACCGCTGCGACTGTGAGCTTGTTCCCAATCGCATTGCGGATGTCAGTTCGTGTGCTCATTTTGGCATATTTTCGGTCACCTTTCCAGCGCCATCAATTTTAGCGAAACCAAGGTTGACCGCTCGATTTGCAATGATGGCTTCGACTTTTTTCAGCGTTATTTTTTCCCTAAATTGCATGGCTGCCTCAACGTATCGTTCGGGATTTGGCACTTTGATATTTGTCGCGGTTCCGGTGACGAATGGATTTTCTTTGAAGTTGTGAGTTTCTATTCCGGCGGCGCCGGCGTGTCGTCTCACCCAGGCTGGGACTCGGATCCCGCACGCAAGCGCAGCCGCGGCAAATCCAGCTTTAGCCCATCCAATCTTCGATTGAAGCTCGTTCCAGTACGCATCCGCAGAGCCATTAGAAACCCACATCTGATCTTGGACTTTCCATCGGCCGATAACGCTTTCCGAAATAAAGCCTGTGCGTCCAGTCTTAGAGTTTTGGTATCGCTTATGAAATGCTTTCATCGTGCCGGTCGAAGCGGTCGGCATCCAAAATTTCCGCATCATGCGAATGCTCTTTGAGCCCTCCCATCCGAGTCGGATCCGGTAAGTTAATCCGTTGATATTTTTCGGAGCAATCTGCGTCGATGAACCTAATCTCTGGAAAAGTCCGATCGACGAATAGCGCGAGATGGTTTTTCTTTTGCCGCCGAATAAATCAGCTTTAATCGCATTTGATCCCTGCTCGTACGCCTTTTGGCTCAAGCCCTGGCTCTTCGGTTTCTTGGCCGGATCCTTTTGAGCGACCATCGCCGTCGGAGGCAGGATCATCATGATCGATTTCGCGACGTTGCCGCCCTCTTGTTTTATCACTTTCCCGAGATCGACCTTTGCGGCCTGAGCCAAACGCTCGAGCGCAAAGTCTAATTTTTTCGAGTCTAGCGTGACCGAGATCATCGTTAAATGTCTCTACAAATATCGAACTCGCACCCGGTCCCCTCTGAGTCAAAACGCACCTGCTCTAAAAAATAAGTGATGCCGGCGCGAGCGCAGGTCTGCGACTGTTTCGGAGTGGTCACCACCTGGTTGGTCGTAAAAAATACGGTGAACTTTTCCTCTTCTCTGCGCTGCTCCGAGAACTCGTCGAACATATTTCGAGAGCTCGACCAGATCCCTGTGACGGTCGTTCCGAAATAAGTAAACGTGACCCCAGCCTGCGCCATTATGCCGTCATAATCCGCCTGGAGTTGGGTTGAATCGAAGTCTCGGACTGCGGCCATATAAAAGGCCCATTCGTCAAACGATGCGGGACGCCGGCGAGATCGCGTCGTTCTGCGGATCGTCATCCAGGACGTGCCAAAACTCCGAGCGCACGGCGCCGCAAATAATCGCCGGCGCGGAGTTGATCGTGAAAACCGCTCGAGCGTCCCGCAGCAACCGCGGGAGATGCGACGATCGGCGCGCGGTGAGGATTGATTCCTTGGCAATTCCAGCCCTTAAAAGCGCATCCGCGTGTCCTGAGTCGGCCAGCGTCACGAATGCCCCGCCGATTCGTTTCTTTGCCTGTTCGGCGAGCGTTTGAAGCGGGTAGCGGTTGCGCTGCGAGTAGCCAAACGGCGAAAAGATCGCGACGTCGGCCGGCAAACCGTAATCCGCCAGGCTCGGCATCTCGTCGATCCGATCAAAAACTGGTTTTCTGTTGATGCCGGCAAGCTCCGCAGTCGCCTTGTAAACGAAGTCGAGCCAGGTCTGCCCGGATAGGATATATTCGTCGTATCGGTTAGGCCAGATTTCGAGGTCAAGCACCATCAGAAACCGATGCTGAGAGCGCTCGTTGATGGTTGATGGCCGGCAATAGCTCACGCAGTCAAAGAACCCGTGATACTGCGGCAGGCACTCGATGCGGACATCGTGGCCACGATCCGCAAAGTGCCGCGCGATCGGCAGGATCCGAATTATGTCCCCGAGCCGCTGCGAGTAGACGAGGCAGATCTTCATCGCGCAAAGACCATCGTCAGAATGTTGGACCGGTGAGTCTCGCTTTTTCTGATTTCGTCCTCCGGGTTCCCGAGGAAGATTTCCCGCATTCCCATTTTCTCGAACACGCGAGGAAGCGAGACAGAGTCAAAGTGCCAGAGATGTTCCCCAGGGCGTCGGTGTTTCCATTTTAAAAATGCTTCCTCTGTGCTGCACCACGGATACCACGGCACCGAGACTACGACGGATTTCGCGTTTACTTTCGGCAGATCCACGAAGTGCTCTAGCGAGTCGAAAAATGTTACCACGTCCCACTCCTTTTCCTGCCAGTTTGGATCCACTTTGACGAAGTCCGGCGGCGGGTACGGCGACACGTCGAAACCGTGCAGCGTCGCCGATGGATTGACTCGGCCGATCTCCGCGAGAAATGCGCCGGTGCCGAATCCCACGTCGCAAATAGTTTTGAAGTCGCCGACGTATTTCATCACGAGGCTGGCTCGGATTCTCGAGAGCTCGGCCTGCGGGTAATCTTCGTATCGTGCGACGTAGGCGTGATCGTAATTTGCGGTGACTTCTCGACTGATAGATTTGACCGCGCCGGTCTCTTTGCAGATTTCGTAGCCGTCTGGTGTCCTCATTTTGTTGGGTTGCGCAGCTCGAACAACTCCTTGCCGGCCTTGTATCGCTCCGGCGCGTTGTTGTGGTCGTAAGTTTTGTCGTTCGGTGCGCGGCCGAAGGCCGGATGCAGATGCTCGAAGGTGATGCGGTTCCTCGCGTCGATGACGACGCCATCTTTCCAAGCCCTTGTGCTGTATTCATTATCCGAATACATTGACTCGTAACCATCGTGAAAAAGCTCGCGGCCCTGCTGCTCGTACCGAGCGCGAGAGCAGATTGCCATGCACAGCAGGTTGTCGGTCCGGTGCCCGTCGTTGATTGCGATCACGAACGAATCGAACGCCGGATCTTTTCCGGCGCATTCTGCGAGAATTTTTGAGTCCCATCCCATCGACGGCACCCAATCGTCGGACAGCTGCACGAAGATGTCGCCGGTCGCTTTCTTTGCCGCGAGATTCCACGCTGCGACGCAGGACTTTTTCTCGGAGACGACGCTGACAAATTGCACCGCCATTTCTTTCGAATCCTTGTCGTCTGCATCGACGGCGAAGATGTGCTCGATCTGCGCTGAGTTGCTCGCCGACGACAGCCAGGCATCGCGACACGCAACCGCTTTCGATGACCGTTCTCGAGTCGCGTGCAAGAGCGAGATCTTCGGCGTCCTTCCTGCGTGGTACTGAGCTTGCAGGACAGCCGCGCGCGCCAGATTGCCGTGCAGCCGGAACGCTCGAGCCGCGAGATCCTGACCGGCCCAGGTGTACCACTTCACTTCGTGCGTCCACGGCCGGTCCGCTTCGGTCGGTTCTCCGCGCTCGAGCATTTTATCGGCCCAATAGCTGGCCCGGTGCGTGTCGTTTTTCTCGAAATAGAGCAGGATTAAATGCGCTATTGCCTCGCGGCACCACGGGTACACGGCGTGCGCCTCCATCAGGTAGCCGAGTGCCTCGCGGTGATTGCCGCACAGTTTAGCCAGGTTTATTAGCGACTCATAGCGGAATGCCGGCTGAAGGTTTGGAAACGAAAGCGCGATCTTCCCAAAAGCCATCGCCGCGTCCCGGTTGGCAGAGCAGAAATGTTCTTGGTGGATGTAAAAATACTGACCCGCGACCTCGCGCACCGAGTGCGCCAGGATGCGCAAGTTGCGCCGGCGGTTCTCGCGTTTCACGACCACCGGGGCGTGGACCCAGACCGGCGCCGGCCAGTCCTGGTGTCGATCTTTCGGGAGCAGGAGCAGGTTTTCGTGCACGTCGTGATGCCAGACGCGACGATCCTGGAAGGCGTGGCGCCGGATCGCGCGCTCCCGGTAGAGCCGCTTATTTGATCCGCGCACGTCGTAAAAACAGCGGACCATCAGGACGTCGGCCGGCAGTTGCTCGAGCCGTTGACGGAATCCCTCGAGCTGCTCCACGACGTCGTCGCAGTCGGCCCATATCAGCCAGTCTCCGGTCGCCTGGGCAAATGCCGCGTTGCGCGCTTTTGCGAACGAATCGACGTGATCCCAGGTCTCGGCCCCAAGTTCGTTCTTGTGCTCGTTAAAGACGAAGGAAACGCCCTTTGCCGCGCACCAGTCACGCGCCATCTGCTCCGTCTCGTCCGCTGGTTTAATCCCGATTGCGCGCACCAGAGAAAGCTCGTCAAAGGTCGGCGCAAATGCGTTGAGCATCGCGTCGATGTGCTCTCGCTCGTTTCCGCAAATTACGCAAAGAGAAATCCGCATGAGGCTTTGCGGAATGTCAAAAACAAGAAACCCCGCGCCGGCAAAGGCGCGAGGTTCTAAAACCGACTTGCAAGGGTTAGCTGTACTGCGTGGTGATCAGCTGACCCGCGTTCGCATTGACGACCTTCTCGGCAACATAGTGCGAAGCACGCACGACGTTGGACCGGATTGCCTCGTCACGGTAGGTCGTCACGCCGATTACCGGTCCGTACTCAGCCCAATTAATGGTATACGCGGCACCGCCTCCAAAATACCCAGCACTTCCGTCGGAAACCGATCCGACCCAGGCGAGTGTATTGCTCCAGATATTACCGGTCGCAAAGGCAACGCCTTCGTTGGCGGTATCGTAGGAGCAACGGCCGATAAGCACTTCCTGCACGCCGAGAGCCTCCGCGGCCGCTACCAAGCTGGTGTTCAGGAACGTGTCGGTCGAAACTCCGGCGCCGCGCAAACGGTTCTGGAATTTTGTCGAAGCGCGGATGCGATTCCACACGGGTGAGGAGAGTACGACCTTGAGGTTGTCGGTGCTCTCGCCCTTCGCCAGCAAGCGGTCCTTCGCGTCGTCCACGTCCGCCCCGAAATCGAAGGTCGCTAGGTTCGCCACGGTGTACGCTGTGGCCGAGTTCGTGGCGGTGAACACGGTGTTGTCGAAGATCTTGGCGGCAACTCGCAATTCGTGCGCCAGCATCAGCGACCGTTGCGCGAGTTTTGCAGAAATTACCTCGGCATCAAAAAACCGCGACATATCGGCCGTAACCGTGTCGTCGATTGTTTGCTCAATTCCGTATTCGATAGCCAAATACGTATCTTGAGTGAATGACTGCGTGCCGCGAGGGTAGGCGCCACCGACGGCGCGCTGCTTGGCGGACTGCTTGAGGAGCTGGCCCTCTTTGAGGAGAAAGCACGGGTATTGACCAGCACGGACGGGAACGTCGAGGACTGACATTACCTTGGTACCGATAAGACCTGACTCCCAATCTTTCGCCTGCTCGAGAACACCAGCGATATCGCCGCGGAAGACTGCGGCGCTGTTTGAATAAGCCATTGTAGTAAAATTTTAAGGGTTAGAGGTTGTTCAGTTTTGGAATGAACTCGACCACCGCGCCGGCCTCGGTCGCAGTCGTAAGAGTTTTGCCGAGCACGACGGTGCCGGAGACGGATCCGAGCCCGTTAGCGCCGATGTAAATCGTGTCTCCGACCGTGATCGGACCAGCGAGCATCGAGATCTTTTGCGTGCCCTGGTCGTGCAGAAAAGAGACGGTGACGTAATCGCCGGAAGCGGCGTCGATTTGCGTGATGCCATCGACGGAGCCGGCGGTGGCAGCGAGACCGACACCGCGATTGTTCGAGATTACTACCGCGCGAAACGCGGTAAGAGCGCTGTTAGCAACAAAGGTGCCTGCGCCGAAATATTGAGTAGCCATGATTTTTAGTGATTAGAGTTTGATGAGTTCGCCGGCGGAAACAGCCGCACGGTAGGCCGCGTATTCGGCGGTGTGATTTTTAACGGCGAAGGAAATTGCCGCGGACTTGCTCTTTAGTTCTACCGCTTTTTCAGCGACGATCTGAGCGAAGGTTTTCGCGACTTGAGCGGCTGGCTTCACGGCCTCCGCAGAGGAGACGGAAGCGACAGGCGCGCCCAAAGTTTTGGAAAACTCTTTGATGGTCGCGAGCGCAGCGGCATTCGCAGCGAGCGTGATCACGTTTTCCTTTTTGCTCATTGCGACGTCCGCTTCGGGATCGGCGACCATTGCGGCCTCAAGTTTGGAGAGACGATCGAGGATCGGCATGAGTGCCGCCTGGATGTCGTCCGCGTATGTTTTGACTGGTTCTGGCGTCATAGCGTATTCAGTTTTTGGAGATGCCTTCGGGTCGTTCTTTTCGGTCGCGAGTTTCGCCTTGCGAGAAAAGAATCCGTCAGGGTTGGCAGCGGGTTCTGAAACGAGATCCACAGAGTAGATTTCGCTGCACCGTTGCAAAGTCGTGAGCTTGTCGCCCGATGGTTCGCTCGGCCCAGAGAACGCGATCGAAAGCCCGAATGTGTCAGGAATCTTCTGCGCGATTTCCAAGACGTATCCACGATGTGGAGACGACGCCAAAAGGTTGAGATCGCCGAGCAACTTTGGACCGACGATCCGCAGATTGGAGATGAAGCCGATGATTTCCCCGGCGCCCGAATTGTGATCGAGCTTTACCTTGAGACCGCCGGAGTAGAGATCAGCCGCGGCCTTTACCTGGAGGAGCGTCTTGGCGTCGATCATCACGCCGTGGCCGAGAGCCGGCCCCTCGGTGATTAGAGAGACGCCACGGATGACCCCGAGCTCGGTATCAATTGCGCCAACCGCTGCGGAGAATGCGATGATGGATGCCATCGCATAGCCGAAAACGTCAAAACGTCACTTGACCCGCGCTTCCCGGCGCCATCGCCAGATGAGAAACGCGATGCCCAAGATGGACCCGATCAACGCCGCGATCTCGTTGATTTGCCCAAGCGAGACCATCGCTATCGTCGGCGTTGCGGCCGTCAAAACGTCTTTCGGGAGTGAATTATTCATTTGGTTTTGCGTGCCATCCGGTCCCCAAACCACCAGCCAACGCAGTTAAAAGCTGCGAAATTGATTTGATCGACCATTGGAGCGCGATCGAGTCCGGCCGACCGGAAATAAACCGCGGTCGCGATGACGACCAGAGCGAGCGTGATGAACGGCCTGAATAACGTGATGATGTTGGCGCACCACGGCGAGACGTTGGCCGGAACCGTCGCTGCCTGCTGGCTCGCCGTGAATGCGGTCCACGCTGCGGCATCCGCTGCGATCGTCGCCATAACCTTGGCCTCCTCGAGCTTTCGAGCGTGATCGCGAGTTGACCGAAACTCCTCGAACAGCCCATTCCCGATGCGCAGCAGCACACCGAGGGCGCCACCACCGAGCGCGTTTGAAACTAGATCAAAGGCGTTCATCGCGCACCGGCTCCAGCTTCGCCTTGAGCGCCTCAATCTCAGCCAGCGCAGCGGCCAGCGAGTCTATGAGGACCCCGATGCTCTGCTGCTGTAGTTGCTGGATCACTACGTTTTTGTGCTCGTCTTTTGTCATATGAAATTACCGCTTTTTCGCGTTGGCGACGATGGGCGTGAGACCAGCATTCTCGGCCAGCTCGCAATAAAAAGGCTGGTTGTCGGTGCCCCACGTCGCGCATTGCTCCTCGGTCGCGTTTACGAGCGAGGATTGCAGCTCGACGCCGTTAGTCTCGGCAGTCCAGAGATGGCAATCGGCGACGGCTGTGACACCGTTAAAATTGACGTAGCGAACCTCGAACGTATTGGCGAGTTGGATACCGGTAGGCGTCCAGATTGAGACGGGTTGAATAGCGACGGTGTTCATGGAATTAGTTATGCGGCTATAAGGTTGAGAGTGACGAGAGCCGCGTGGATTGCGGCTGCGCTGACGGCGACTCCTGTCGGCTTGGCGGTGGCCGCTTGCCCGTAGAATCCGACGTTGCCTGTGATTGCCACCTCGCCCGCGAACGCGGCGGCGAGGGATGTTTTGTAGAGCTTGAGCGCTGCGCTTCCCGCAAAATTCCACTGACCGATACTGAGATAGTTGCTGGCGTCGGTGGTGCTTGCCACCAGTTCAATTAAGGCACTTGTGTTCACTGATGCTGATCCGTTCCAGTATTTACTTTGTAATACAAAGTAAGGGGAATTTTTCGTGGATGCCAGACTGGTGGCGTCGGTGTTTCCTCGAAAATATAGAGCACTTCCGGTTTCACTCGTGAAGTAAGAGCTTCCGCCGATAGAATTGAGGTTAATTCCGGCCCCTCCAGACGTGCTTGCGTTGAGGTTTAAATTTGAACCGGTCGCGGAAGTGATGGTGAGAGCGCCGGAAATGCCGTTGATCGTGTTTGTGGCTAAGGTGCTTGCAAACACACTCGCCGCCCCCGCGTAGATGCCGCCCGCGACTTGCAAAGCGCCTGTGCCGACGCCGGTGCTGGCGGTGCTGGAGGAAATCGCCACCGTGCTCGCGAAAGTAGCAGTTGCGTCATAAGCCAAAGTCAAAAGCGTGCTTGCTCCTGAGTTTTTAAAGAGAAAGCTGTTTCCCGTAGAGAGTGCTATTTGCGCTCCTTCAATGGTGCTAGCGTATGCAGCGTTTTTAACGAGCGATAATATTCCATCGACTGAAAGTCCTGTCGTCGAAACATCAAGCACCTTGGCCCCGCCCGCCGCGACGCCGAGGTTGTTCGCGCCGATGCTGTAAAGCCCCGTGTCTTGGTCGGCATTAAAAGCGAGGCTCGGATTTCCCACCGCACCCGCAGCCGCGTGCACGCTGCCGGTCGGCGTGATCGTGCCCGTCACCGCGAGTCCGGTGGAGCTGATCGCCGCGCGAGCCACGCCGCTCGTCGCAAATCCAATCGCGTTCGCCGCGCTCGAATAAAGTCCGGTGTCTGGATCGTTCGTAAAATTAAGCGAGGGAGCCGCCGCCGTCCCGTCGTCGAGCGCAACGGTTCCGCCTGCGCTGCTCGTAATTGTGATCGACCCAGCCGCATTCGCGATCGCAATGCCGGTTCCCGCGGTGAGCGTCGCG